TCGCGGGGTATCCCTAACGACTAATACGCAAGACGCCTCAGGAGAGGCGATGATAGAGTCTGAACTCACTGGCGACAGTGAGAGCGACCCAACGGTGACGTTGGGGACCTCCGAGTCTTAAACCCTAAACACATTTGGAATTGTTCATGTACGTGCCGCTGGCTGCTAACACCAACCAGACGACCGAAGGAACCGTTGGTTCCTCGATCAGCGTCAACGTCCTGAACACGACTGCCACGATCGGCGAATATGCCGACTACGCGAACTTCTCCTCGCTGTCCCTCGCTACCGCGATCGACGCAACCGTTGAGAACGTCGCGAAGGAAATGTCCTACCGCCTCGGCGAGTCCCTCTCGGCTCTCGTCCGCGCGACTGCTGACGGTGCCTCGAGCATCGACGCCAGCGTGCTGGTAGAACTGGCTGCGTCTTCGACCTCGAGCTTCACCGCTCTGTCGTTGTCTCAGATCCGTAACAGCGTCCAGTCCATGGCTGGCCGCGCGATCCGTCCGTTCGACGAAGCCTCCAAGGCATTCGTTGGCGTCATCCACCCGTTCGCCCTCGGCGACGTGCTGGCCGACAACTCGAACGACAGCCCGATCGACATCCTGAAGCACACCCCTGCTGGCCAAGCCCGCATGGATGAGCTCGTCAGCGTCGACCTGACCGAAGTGATCGAACTCCCCTCGACGGGCGTTCACTTCTTCCAGAGCAACTTGGTCACCAAGACCTCGAACTACTCTGGCGTCACGGGCCTGACCGCTCTCCGCACTTACATCTTCGGTAAGGACGGAATCTTCGCCATCAACCTCGGCGCACAGGGTGACACCACCTACGGCGACGGAGAGTGGCGCAACATCAAGTGCAACATCGTGCAGAACGCAGAGCCGACCGTTGCCGACCCCGAAGGTTTGATCCCCGGATATTCAAAGTCTGTCCGGGTTGTATCCGGTAAATTAAAAGCAATGTCTGCCACCGCAGGCTGCTAATAATTGGGACTTCCTATCGCGTGCACTTTACCACGTCGCTAGGACCGGACACCACGATTAACACAATGGTCGTGGATAAATTCTCTCTGATTGACTTGGACGCTGAAACGCCAACAAGGGGCAAGCGAAAGCAGCCTGAACGACTAAGCGAGAGAACACTTGTTACGAGTGATGCGATAGTCTGATCTCACGGGAAAAACAACCGTGAGAGGTAGGCAGAAATGTCCTACCCCGCCGCAAGGTGGGTAACAGATTGCAGACAGCGACAGATTGACGCGGCTTCCGCGATCAGCTAGTCGTTGGGAAATTGAATAGCACGGGAAGTCATGAGCCTGTGTAGGAGGGGTGCCCTAAACACCCCTCCAACTCTTTTAGGGAGAATCTATGAAAGCGATTTCTGAAGAAACAAGAAGCAAAGTTTTAGAACTACTGCGTCAACAGCGGAGTCGCCATGAGATTTCAAAGCGACTTGCAATCCCATATGGTACGGTTGAAGATTGGGCTGCTGAGTGGCGAAAAGATGGAACGCTCAAAGTTTACAATCGAGCGGGGCAAGAGTTTACAAATCGTGCCCGACAAATGTCCAACGGTTATTACCCGACCATCCGGAAACGGTATCTCGGGATGCGTTGGACAGATAAGCTAGCAGGACGTAAGTTCGGGTTTACAAACCCGACCGAGGCAATCCATTACTACCTCGACGCCACTGGCAACCCTCGACCGTGTACCTATTGCGGTCGGCTGCCGGACGAAGGCAAAGTCTGGGGGTTAGACCGCATCGATTCGTCGATAGGTCACACACCCGGCAACCTCGTGCCCTGCTGTGGTTCACATCCTGAAAGTCCGATGTTGTCGTGCCAAGTCAGCAAGTCTGCATTTACACTTAGAGCTTGGCTGGAAATGGCATTGACTAGGGCTTACGGGCACCAGATTCCGTCTCTGATGGTGGACATGCGTATGACTGAAGTCCTGCTGAGAGCAAAGGCTCTAGCAGCAAAGGAGATTTAACATGAGTGGAAACCCCAATCCGCAGCACAATCCGACGGACGGTCTCGGCGTAGCAGCTTACGTCACCGTTCTGGGCAACAACTCCGGTCCTTCGAAAATCACGAAGGTCGGGTCCTCAGTCGCACTGAGCCCGGGCAACACCGTGGGTGGAACCCAGTACGCTTGCACGTTGAGCGTGGCTGGCACCACCGCCGGTCTTGCAACGACCGAGCAGTTGTCTGTTCTCGTAGTGGACGTCAAAGGCAACACGTACTCGGCAGTCAACACGCCGACGTACAAGTGCTATGGCACCCCGCAGAACAGCGGGTGGTACAATCCGAAGCCGTACTCGGACACCACATCGACCTCGCCGAACTACAACGCGAACGTCGCTAACGTGAGTTCGAGCGGGTTGATCACCGCGACCGCCCCCGGACAGGTCATCGTGGAAGTGCAGTTCCCGACTTTCGACGATGTCATGACCCCGGAGACCAACTCTGGAACCGGCAACCCGACTATGATGATATATGCTCAGATTATAGTCACCGTTGTCCCGTAGTAAAGCCTATAATAACTGATGCGAGCCGCCGGGAAACGTGGGCGAAAGCCTCCACCTGGGGACGTGCGATATTGAAACTTTTAGGGGCTTTCCTTTAATAAGAGAGCCCCTATTAAACTAATCTTTCGGAGGGTAACGTGCTCGAAAAGATCAGGACTGCCTGTGCAGTTCTCATGCTCGCACTGAACATCACAGGGATTTTACTGCTGATTCACTACAACTCAGCATTGATTCAAAAACGACAAGCCTATGAAGACAATTCAGGGACTTGCAGTGACACGCGCTAGGAGGGCATGTGACGATACCACAGGACGAAATGTATTCTCAGGCGGTTGTGGAGCAACTTCTTGAGTCAAACAAGACCCTGCAGGACGAGGTGCAGCGGTTAACCGACCAGCGACGGATTCTACGACGCGTCAACAGTGCTCTGCGCGAGTCGCTTGAAAGCCACCGCAGGCAAATCGAGATTGCAGTGCAGAACGACGAGGCGTTCAAGTCGCTCTGTCAAGGGGATTTTGGTGTGACGGTTAGCGGTGACGCTCAGGGCGGATTGCCCGCAGTAGCGTCGCACGAAGTGGATCCACTGGTCTAGAACGGTGGTGATGCGTCGGCGATGACCGCGGCTGATCCCCGCGACCCCAAGTCGATATCTAACATCAGAAAGTGCACGTGGTTCCTCTTCGATGGAAGGCACATCGCCTTCGCCAAGCGGGGGCCTAAAATTGAGGAGGAACCGTGAGCACAGAGTTCATAAGTAACGCGGAGTACTTTGAACGTTGGGAACAGTCGGCACCTACGCCGATAGACTCGGTCGCTGAGGCGAAGCGAACGGGTAAGACGTGGAACGAAGAGATGGACTTCGACCCCACGATGACCGCCGAATTGGCGAAGCAGATTGAAGAATACGCGCTCAACGTCCACGACGATTCGAGCAATCAGACCAAAGAGGAACTCGCCCGCCAGCAGGAACTCAACGCGGATGTCGCGAAGGACTATCAGTTCGTCGCTCCTACTGAGTATAATGACGCGGCCGAGCGCACAGGGATCGTCATGCACGCTTCGACGTTCCTGAAGAAACTTCAGAGCATCGGACTCAACTGCTGGTACGCAAATCACCCGCAGGCCGGGAAGGTAACGCTCATCTACATAAATGAGTTGACGAAGAAGCCTGAGGTAGGCTGCTGGCTGCAGCCGGGCAACATGCCCGAACTGAGTCTCATGAACTTCGATGACCACGGTGTACCTCTGGCTGAGGCATACCGCGGGTGGCGAACTGGACTACTCCAGTTGATTTTGAAGTCCGCGATAACGGAGAAAGATGCGGACAGGGTATTCGGTCGGCCGAAGACTACGCGGTCGTTCCACAGATATAACATGACGTTGCAGAGTTTCCGCAACGCTGGTAGTCGCTTGGAGGAAAGCAATGTCTAACGAAATCAAAGAAACCGTGACTGAACTGAAGTCCGCAAAGCTCATACGCCTTGCGGAAGAAGAGGCTGAACTACGTGTACAGCTGGTGAAAGAAGAGCTAGCAGCGAAGGCGGAAGAGCGCGAAGTCCGCAGACATCAACTCAAAGATCTGAAGTCATCGATCGCAGATCGCGATCTCAAGGACAAGCAATCGCAGTTGGATCGCGAACAGCAGGGCAAGACGTTCCGCGCGGCCGACGCGCAAGACCAGTACAACTGGCGAGTTTGCACCCATAAGAAGGGTGGAATGGCCAGTGGGCGTGATATGCGTGTTCTGCACGCTGGTGGCAACGCGGCGTATTACGCTGTCGTGAAGCACCAGATGCTCAACGGCGATATCTGGGTTCGCTGCTCGCGCTGCAGCAGGACGTGGGCACCGCCGGTCGAGAAGAACTTCTACTTCCGAGACGGCGTCGCAGTCGCCCGGCAGGACGGAGTGTTCGATCAGGCGAAGTTCAACAAGGCGCAAGAGGAGTACTTCAAAGCGCTGAACTTCGAAACGAACAACACGATGTCAGGATCAGTCCAGTGCCGTATGACCCGTAAGGATCCGGTTTCTGGCAAGATGGTGGATGCCGCAGACGTCTACCGAGAAAACATCG